CTCCCCCAAAGGCCATGTTATGGCCCCCGTCTGCCATTTAAAATGGCGACCGCCACTCAAGCTTGATGCCGACGCGCTTGGGGCGTCCAGAACGCTCTAGGTGCTTCTCATCTTGTCCCGTGAGTGGCAAACTCGACGGGGAAGTCTCGCTGGTGCGAGACAGACCTGAGACGTAGCAGGGGATACTGTCGATATAACTATCGACTCCCCTTGAATAACTACGTGACTCAAGTCTGAGTAAGCACTTAAGCAAGGCACCATAACCTCCAAGCTTATCACTTGGAGCTTTGGCCTGCACGACATAGCCTCGAACTAGAGGACTATGCAGGCTTGGGTGCATTCGTTCGGCTTGGTAACCGAGGAATGAGACCCTGCCTAGCACAGAGGAAGTTGGTGCGACATAAGGAAGATATTTAAGTATCTTCATTAGTCGGGAATCCAACCAACGAGCTGTCTTCCAATAACCAGCAAGGTAAAACTGGTTACGGAGGGCTACCGTTGCGATTACCTCTGTAGCGTCTGCCGTCGTGTGAGGAAGCACTTGCCTGACCTTGACGAGAGAAACGTCATGGCCATTAAAGTACTCCTTACCACAAGACTCTCTGAACCTTCCGGTCCAGAAAGACTTGTCCAGACCAACTCGAACACCAAAATGCTCAAGAGTCTGTACGACGGTATGCACGTGATCTACGGGGACAATCAAGTCGTCACCGTAGACGCGCACCGAGTCCCGAAACCGATTTACATCGTTTCGGTTCATGGTCGTGTTAAGCGACTTCTGTATCCCGAGGAAGATCAATGTCGTAAAGACCATTGCTTCCATAGGAAAACAGAGCGCTGAACCCATAGACGCATACTTGGCCAAACGGATTACTCCGTGGCCAGGTACGTCAGCCTTACGAGATCGTGTCGCATCAACGGCCTTACTCAAATGAGGCCAGTTGGACAACATGACTCGAACAAGCTGATTCGAGACACGATCGGATGCTTCACTCAAATCGAGTGTAGCTGTTCTGCCATTAGCAGAACCTTGACAGGCTAAGGCTTGATTAGGGCCTTGGTCGTCAAAACCGATCATCTTCTTAAGGAGTTCATCCCTTTCGAAGGACGAGATGAAACAACGAAGGAGCGCTTGCTGCATATACTGCATGCAGGTCGGCTCGATCGCTATGATTCTCGGTGTCTTGAGTGTCTTAGGGACAGAGATTACCCTTACGGGAATCTCTGAACCGGGTTCGAGGACGGACACCTTCTCCAACTCATCAGTGAAATGATGATTTGGTATAAGGTACTTGTAAGAGGGAAAGACCTCTTCAAGTCGCCTGGTCCAGAGCTGCTGTTGGTACTTACCATTGCTGGTGAGCCCTTCAGCTGTAGCACCTGGGCCATGCTTAGGAAGGAGTTCACCATAATAGACATCTCTGTCCATTTGTGTGAAAACCTCTCTAAATAGCAAGTTCGACATACGCTGAAACTCATCGAAATCTTTCTCGGTAAGTTTCATGTCGGACTGGCGGACGTCCTTCTCACACTCCACGTAGGCACGCATCGCTTTTGCAACCCTCGCATCACTGCAAGGAAGTTGCATTTTGCCAAACATCAACGTGAGTTGACGGATGGCAATTATTGAGTCGATGCATGGCTCGGGGAGTAACACGCCACTACTCCGGTCGAACACGCGGGAGAAGAAACCTCCTAGGAATAGGGGGAGACTTCCTCTTCCAGTAGTAAAGGAAGAGTTGATTCCCACGCAGCCCTGGTCAAGCCATCTTTGGAACGACTTGCCCAGGTCTGGTAGGGTTATCGTTAAGAACGATAGCCCCTCATGTTCGACTCGCCTGTTGACAGTTTTAATGTCAACAGTGGCGCTAGTGCGGCATATGGTAGCCGATTCCTCAGCTACCTGGGACCAGAGTGACATCAGGCTTTTCAAGTGTCCTCCTCATATGAGGTAGCACTTCCATAGCCTATGACACTTACGTGCATGCAGGTCCGCTTTTACCAAGCGGCACTTGAGCAAAGAGCTCAAGGAGCTTGCATACACACCATAGGAGTGCCCGTGAAGGCACGCGACCCCTAAGACTGTCCACTCAATGAGTGGTCAAATACGTCACGACATCACTGCCGGACGAATGGATAAAGTCGAACACTACGGCCATGATCAGGACAGCCCGAGGGCTGACCCGAACACTGAACGTAATGCCGTCTTCATCCGCCTTAGGGGAATCACCAAGCGCTTCTTCGACTTGCATTGCATCCCCCTCCTTTCGGAGGGCTCGCGATACGAATCTAGAAGCGCAGGTCCTCTACGACTCACCACCGAGAAGCTTGGTGATGAGCGCATCCGAAGATGCGGAATACATGGCCTTGAAGCCAGTGTAGACCGCGAGCTGCTCCGCAGCCGTGTACCCGGCGATCGGGACGTCGAAGACGATGTAGTTTGACATCGACACTTTGACGTTCTCGGTCGGACGGAACGGATCCGGAGCCAACTTCGAATGGTTGATCCTGAGCAGGTGACGAAGGCGCTTCCCACTGTCGTGGGATGCCTGCACCTGCACCAGACCGTCACCACTCTGATAGATGCTCTCGTCCTCCATCATGGAAACACGAGGGAGAGACGAGGTCACCGCAGAGATGGTGACGGAGAGAGGATCGGTAAATGCCATAAGCATCACTCCTAGGACTCGGGTCGCGAGCCCCATTGGCTCGGACACAGATGACTACCAGCTGTCAGCGGCGGGTCAAACCCAACGCGGCAGCTATGGCTAACTGACGTGGACTGAGTCCACTCCAAGTTAGACCGAAACCAAAAGGTGTTGCCACCTCACGCCGCTTCGTTTCCACGGAAGCGACTACAGGTGAGATCTCTCTGATCTTTGCCTTGTTAGACAAATCATCAGAGATAAAGTACGTGTCAGTGGACACAGTGTGTTCCATGACGTAACCGTACTTCAACACCAAACCATCTGTGGCCCAATCTGAGAGATTCGAAATGACATCTCCAGCATTGGAAAACCAGTCGATGGCCCACGACCAAGGGGCAGCATTCCACAAGACCTCTGGAGTTATATCAAGACCAAGAAGTGTTTTGGCCTTGACAGCGGTACTTATCAATGCATTCCGGCTGCGATAGCCGGTAGGCAAATGATAAGTAAACGCACCAGAGAACCAAACTTGTCTCCAAGTTCGGGAAATCTTGTAGAGGTTGCCCCCAGTCCGAATGTAGTTGAGAGCATTAGGGTTACGGTTATCCTCCTGCTGGAGAATAGCGAATCCCCTACTGATCAACTGCAGTCCGGACTGAGTCTTTTCAACAGGAAAAGCATACCGACGCCGTGTCATTCGTCCGGAACCACGCTCATACTGTGAAAGTATGGTATCTGCGTGGGTGAGCGCGTAGGATATATCCTGCACGTCACCGACGAGTGGTTTCCATCCGAACTCCGAGTTGAGATACTCTTCTCCCGCTTGACGCGCTTGAAGAGTACGATCTCTCCAGAGAGTTGCTCCGAACAATTTCGGAAGCCCCTCCCCGTAGAGCTCAGCAAGGAAGTTGGACAGAGCGGCAACCTGATTGGTCGGTTTACACCGAGCAATCGCAGTCGACCCTAGAGGTGCGAGGTTTTGAGTCGCATTACTCGCAGGTAGACTGACACTAGAGGGATCGGTAGCAGCAACAAAGCCGGTGTACTTAGCGTACCCGTCCAAGTTGTTGAAACCGAGATCCTTCTTATCCTCAATTGTCACCTTGTGTGGGTCCATAAGACGCACACTTGATGACTGGGAGAAGAAAGGACCTCCAGTGAGGCCGGGTTTAAAAGAAGGCTTACGCCGTCTTTTATTCCAGTCGGGATGATTCTCGCTCTCAGTCACCTGAGAGCCTATGGGGCGACCGGGAGTGCGCGCCATGGTACCGTATGTTGTGACTTCATTTGTCACAGCACCGGTAACACGGTTTACACGCCAGGTCTTAAGAGACGAGATATCCTGCTGGTTAAACCAGTCAGGAATACCGCGCTTCTTAGTTGGCAAAAAGCCACCTCCCCATAGTTCTGTTGATATATGGTTGGTTCCGAGGAGAAAACTCCTCATTTCGACCAATAGTAGTAGATAACTACCTTAGGTCGAAGGTAGCTGCACTGCGCCGGGGGCCCCGCAAGGGGC